TATTTATGTTTACTTTCATCTTTAGGATTAACTTCAATGTTAGACATTGGTTTTCCTGTCATAGTTTTTCCATTCTTTTTCACTTCTTTTTCATCATCATTTTCTTCTTCTTTCTTTACTGAAGATTCTTTCCACATTCTTGAAAGGAATTGTGCAGCTCTAGAAATTACTACATTTTCTTCTTTAATAAGTCTATCACTAAAATCAGACCATGAAGCACTATTACCAACTTTGGGAACATGAGGCTTACCATTCATTGTGGCAGTTGCTGGATGCATATAAACTCTTGCCATATGAGATGGAATAGGTTGACCTTTTTTATTCTTCTTGATTTTGTCTGCGTTTTTCTTGTTCCAATCGTTTTTAAATTTTTGAGCTTTGTTTAATTCTGCTTTACCTTTAAAAACTGCAATAATTTTTTGTTTATTATCGCCTGGTCCTTGAATTACTACAACATAATCATCTTTACCTGGTGTATTCATAACATTCTCCTTTGCAATTGCTTTAGATACTGTTTTTCTTCTTTTGTGTAGATATTCATCAGAATCATCAACATCTCCATCATTGTCAATATCTTTATCTTTTCTATCTTTGAATTTTTTCTTTAATGCTTTAGGTTGTACTTTGTCCATACCATCACCATCATCAGAAACATCATTAGTGTTATCTTCTGCAACTTCATAACCTTTTTTCTTGTAAGAAGCTAAATCTTTTTTGTCGATTACAATTACATTATTGTTCTTAACAACCATAACTTCTTTTTTAGGGTCTTTCAATTGTCTTGGTTGTTCATCAATCTGTTCTACCATCTTGTAATATTTTTTAGCAATTGCATCTCTTTCTTTTTGATCTTTAGGATCAATAGAACCTGCTTTGTCATGTCTTTTGTTTATATCTTCAATCTTCTTTACTTCTTTTGGAGTTCCAAAAGACTTTGCAAGTTTTAATGCAAGTTCACCATGTTGGTTATTTTTCTCTAAATCAGCAACTTCTTTTTTAGAAATCTTTGCTTCTGACATATGATAACCTTTATTATCACAATGATCGCAACCTTCACCTTTACATTGTGGACACTCTACTTTGCCTTCTAAAAATTCTTCGACATCATATTGTTTACCACCAATAGTAAAAGTTTTTTCACCATTTTTCTTTGCCATTTTAGCGGCATAGATAAAATTGTTTTCTTTTGCAACAGTCTTAACAATAGCTTCTTCAAGACTGCCTTTTTTAGTATTAAGATATTTCATCTTGTTCTCCTAGTCTAATTTTCCGCCAGCCGAAACATAAGCAGCTATTGCCATTTTCTTTTTTTCTTCTGGTGTTTTGTTATCGAATTGTGGTGCATCAGATTTTTGAAAGTCAGATATCCATGCACCAAGTCCATCTGATACTTTTAATTTTTCTTGCATATCACCTTTACCATAAGCATAAAGTGTCTTTAAATAATCATGTGCTTTTGTTAGTTTGTTTTGAAACCATTCTTCCATATCACCAGTTTCTTTAACTCTGGATTCTATGCCTTGTAAAAAATGTTGCATTGCACTAACTTGTCTTACTGCCATGGAAACTTCTTCTTCTCCACCAGTATCTGTTGCATCAATAGCTTCTTGTTTTTTCTTTACTTCTAGTAAAGTTTCTGCCATTGTTTTTGTGTATCTAGTCATTTTCTTTTTCCCAAATTTTAAGTTTTAAATCAGTAGTTCCTTTTAACAGTCTATGAAACTGATATGCTTTAACTTGATATAAGTTTTCTTTAACGAGCTCGATAGGATCTTCATCTTCTTTTTGCAGACTCCAACCTTCTCCTTCAAGAACAATAATATCTCTGTCTTTTTTATCTCTATGCCAGACAAGATCATATTCACTACAAGTTTGTTTAAATGTTCTAATGAAATAATCGTTCTCTGGTTTTTTATCATCTTTGTATATCTCTACCAAAAAAAGTTTCCTCCGCCTGATAAACCTAATTGTTTTGCATATTTGGGTAATCTACACGCCCAATATGATGCTTTAGTTTTGTCTGTTCTAGTATCACACTTATGTCTAGCTGCAAAACTTTTTCTTGCTTCAGGGTCGTTTAATTTAACTTTAAGTCCTGTTGTATCACCCCAAGTAACTTTTTTAACATTACCTGTTGATGGGTCTTTCACATAAACATAATATTTTTTAGGGCCACCCCTTTTAGGTTTATTTAATTCAACATCATCTTCTTCAAACATTGGTGTATCTAATGCAACATTTTTACCTTCATATTCTGCATATTCACCAATATCACCTTCTAATAGTTCAATGTCAAATTTGTTATCGACTTTTAATTTATTTTCTTTGTATAGTTTTTTCTTTTCTAAAAAGTATTCAAAATACTTTTGAGAACCAACTCTGTAAATATTTGATTCAATTAAATCAGATTCTTGTTCGCAATCTTCACAACATGATGAACGAAACTCTGTAAATGATTTTACAGATTGACCAGGCGTATCTTTTTTATATTTGTTTGCAAGTTTATCAGTTCCCCAATCACCTGCACCACCATCTTCATATTTGTCTGATTTCTTTTTTGTTCCATCACTTCTTTTAATTAAACCTTTTGCTTTTAAATGTGCAATGTCAGTAAATCCTGCTTTACCAGACTTGTATCTTTTCATTGCATCAGCAGTATTAACTTCTTCGCTCTTACCTTTGTGTTGTTGCCATAAATCTTTATCAGCAGTTGAACGAGTTTTACCACCAGTCATAAAAGAATTAACTCTTGCATGACCCCATTGTTGAGGAGTAGTACCTGGTCTGTGACCTGTTCTCCAAGCCGCAACACCACGATTGTAAACTTTCTTTAATATTGAGAAAGATATTCCAGACTTTTCTGCTTTCTTTTTTAGTGAAGAATCAGCAGATTCTTTATATAAATCAGGATACTTCTTTTTCATTGCTTTTGTGTATTTTGATAATTTAGTTTTTGCACCCTTATCACCAGGCGCTGGTTTGTATGCACTTGGGTCATCATCAGACTTACTTGCACCTTTTTTGAAATGTGCATCTCTTTTGTCTTTTGTAGACTTTGACATTTCATCACCATCAGCATCTTTTGCAAAATACTTTGCAGGTTGTGTTCCTTCTTTATCTTTTACATCTTTATCTTGTTTTACATTCTTTTCACCTACTGGAACACAATTAGGAACTTTCTTTCCATTCTTATCTTTCATTCCAACTTGTTTGTAACCAGGCCAACAATCTTCTTTTAGTTGTATTTCAAATAACCATTTCTTGTGTGATGTTCCATCTTCTTCTGCAAATACAAGATAGTTTGTTCCTCTACGAATTATCTCACCAGAAACTCCAGTATAAACATCTTCAACTATATCACCAATGTTAAAGATTTTATTTTCTAAATACATATCTCTTATAACATCTTCTTCAGTTAATGTAGGTGAAATTGTATTAAATGATTCTACAACTTTCATATACTTACGAATGTCTTTAAACATTTTCTGTGCATGACCAAATGTTTTTGGTAATCCAGATTTAAATGTTTCAAAATCATTTGATAAAGCTGCACCTCTCATTTTAGATGCAGACATACCTGTTACACCATCTGCATCAGGGTCTCTATCACCAGCAGAAGTTACAGTAATAGTTTTGAAATTATAAAATCCATGTCTACCTTGTACATCATTGTACTTTGTTAATATCTTATTGAATTCTCTAATTCTATCTGAACCTACAACCATTTCTATATCAGTAAATCCTTTATTGTATAAAGATACTGCAATGTCAAATACATTCTTTTCTGTTCCTGCAATAATTTTCTTTGCGTGTTTTGGAAACATACTTCTCATATATGCAATCTTTAAAGATTGTGGTAATGGGTCTTTCTTTGTATTCTGTGAATGAGATGGATAAATGAAATAAGAATTACTACCTGCAACTTTAGAAACTTTATCAATAAGTTTTTCATGACCTATTGTTGGTGGATTAAATCTACCAAAAGTAAACACAGCTGTTTTCTTTTTTTCTTCCCTTAAATCTTTAAATGTTTTTAAAACAACTTCTTCTTTTTTCATTTGTTTTTCGTAGTTTTTAATTAATTCTCTTTCTATATCACGAACCTCGTTATCAATGTATTTTGCTTGATTTTTCTTATTTGGAATCTTCATTGCAAAATCAACCATCTTCTGTAACTTTTTTTGTAATGATGCACCTTGAGTTTTTACAAACGCATCATAGTCTTTTGTTTTAGGATGATTCTGTTGAAATCTTTGTATAGCTCGGTCTTTTGTTACCTTCATTTTTTATCACTCAAATTTTGTTTGTAAGTTTTCAATCTTTGTATTTCTTTTTGTCTTACTACTCTTAATAACTTCTTTGCAACTTTTTGTATAAATGCACCTTTAGTTGCAAGAATTCTGTTATCAAATGTAACTCTTTTTGATGCAGGCATTTGTGCATAATTCTTTGCAGACACACCACCAAACTTTTTAATTGCTAACATCTTCGCTTGTTTTCTTGCTCTTCTCATTAACTTTTCAGGTGTTGCCATTTTACCTCGAAGTCTTTTTAGTTTAGCTTGAAATGCAGATGATCTTGCCATTCTTCCCATACGAATACCTACTTTTCGTCTTTGTGCAAAACTCATTGCTTTTTTCTCTGGTAGTGATTGCATCAATTCTTTAAAAGTTTTCATTTACTTATCCCAATTTTTTATTGCTGTAAAGTTATTAAAACTAAATTCCATTCTGTCAACAAGTTTAACTGCATTTCCTTTTACTCTATCAATTGCAACATAACCTTCTGGATTTGTTACTTTGTATCCATTTGCAGTTTTGATAAATGTATCTGTTAACTGTCTAACATTATTTAGTTTCTTCACCACAGCCATTTTTGCATTGACAATGTGATTCTGAAAATCTACAATGTTTGATAAATTAACTGTATGTTTTTTTAATTCTCTTAATACTTCTGTCTTTTTGACTTTTACTTTTTCTTTACTTTTATCTGTCTTTAATTTATTCATCTGTTTATCAAATGCATTTTCAACCCACTTTAAATAACCTTGTGCGTGTTTCTTTGCATCTGATACTGGTTTACCTTCTCTTACTTTTGAATTGTTATATGTTTTTAAACCTGCACTTGCATACACACCAGTAAATGTATTTTGTAAATTTAAAAAACTCTTTAACAATGACGAATTAATTTTTCTAAAAGTTTTACCTGCATTTGATAAATGTTTTGTTACGATTGCAGTTTCTTTTTCAGTCATTGTTGCTTTACCTGAAACATCTTTATAAGTTGCATCATCAGTCCATACTGAAGATACTTTATTTAAATTAGATACATCTGCACCAAATGAAGCTTTCATATCTTGTAGTGCATCACCTGTATAAGTTGTATGCCATACAACACCAACTTTTGCATTTTTAATTTGTTTACCTAAATCAGAATCTACTGGAACTGCATAAACAATTGTATTAGGTTGAAATGTATAATACTTTGTTCCATCTATATTTTCTGTATTAATATCATCTGATGTAAACATTAAGTCACCTTGCAAAACACCTTTAATATTAAGTTTAGAAAATTCTGCAAGTGCAACTTTAAATTTATCATTAAGTTGACCAGATAAATCTGCATCAATCTCTGCAACTGATTTATAAAGTTTTGGATTGATATTAAATACAGATTTCTTTGCAACAAAAAATTTATTATCTTCAGGATCAATGCCAGCAAATATTGCTGGAGCACCATCCCATTTTACAGTCATATTAATTGATGAACGACTAGAACCTGCTAACATATCTCTTAATGATTGAACAAAATTAATTGCAGCTCTACCACCATCAACACCATAGTTTAGAATCTCATCTTCGATATGTTCGAGATGTAAATTCTTACCACCTTTATCTTCTGTTAGATAATCAGAAAAACTTATCACCATTTTGGAGTTCCAATCGTCACATTTGGAGTATATTCCAATCCTATAGAATCTAGAAAAATATTAACACCTTTTTGTGCAAGTGTTTTAATATTTCCTATTACTCTTTTAATTACATTTTCATAAAACTTCTTTATCAGTTTTTTTGCAGAATCTACAAATGTAGAAAGTTTCTTTTTCAAACCACTAAAAATTCCTTCAGATAAGTAATATTGTTTTTCTAATTTATCCATTTCTTCTTTTAAAAATGGCATTTCGTATTCCATTGCAGATGCAATACCTAGTTTAATATATTTGCTTCTACCAGAACCTTTATAACTGACAGATATCTTATTTACTAGTGATGTATTCTCCTCTGCATATTTCATAATATCATATTCTGTTTTAATACCATCACTAGAAAATACTAATATTTTATTTGCAACATTTTGATCTGAACCAAAATAATTTGAACCAGAAGAATATTCTCCTGTGAATTTATACAATCCAGAACCTGCTTCATATACTATCCATTTTTTTAAATCTTCATTATCAGTAAAAAATTTTGTAAGTTCATTTTGCCAAGTTAGAGATTTAACGGAAGTATCAATAACTTCTGTAATTTGTTTTTTTAATGCTTCATCAGATAACAAATCTTTAGATACATTTTTTAAATATTTACCACTAACAGTAACATCTCCAACTTTATACTTGGAATCATTTGCATATTCATCATAATACACTTTAAGTTGCGCTTGACTAATTGGTGCAATACCACCAATTAAATTTTTCTCAAGATTTTTACTAAATCTTGTAGCACCAATCAAACCAAGTTCTGCTTTCAAATGTGCATCAACTTTCTTTTTATTTTTTTCTTTTTTAAGTATTTTATCTCTACGAGAACTTGAAGATACATACCAATCTTCAAAACTCTTTTTACCTTTTGCAACTTCAACATTTAAATCATTACGAGCAGTTTTTTTCATTTCTTGTTCTAGAATAGAAATTGCTTTTGCAAAATCTTTGTTATTTGATAAAGCACTACCAGTTGCATTTTCATAATGACCAACTGCGGCTTTTACAACACCAGCAGCTTCAGCAGATTTAGCACTCATTAATTGAGCACCAGCACCACTTTCACCTGATTTTTTTAAGGAAATGTAATTTTTTGAATTACCAAAGAAATCTGCTTTAGGAGTAACATCTCTTGCACCCTCATAATAGTTTTTACTAGCAGTTGCTCTACCAGAATGAACCAACATTGGGCCTCTATTTCCCATCTGGTCAGCAACTTTTTTGCCGATTTCTAATAGTTCTGGAGTTAGTTTTTGGAAGTCTTTTGGATCAATACCACCGTCAGAAAGTGCCTTATCGTGGTCGTTTGTTCTATTTAAGTTGTATTGATAACAAATTGCTATTTCTGTGTTGGTTGCACCAGATGTATCTGCTTCTGCCAACACATATTGTTTGAAAGTTTTCATCTTTTACACCTTTTCCATTTATACAAATAATTACAAACTATTTATAATAACAGTATCTTTGAAAGATGTCAAACTTTAATATCAGAGAATTTTTCGTAACTTCTAGACTTGTCAAATAGAGGTTTATCGTCATCTTGACCGTTATCTATGATATCGTCTTGTGCTTCTTGTTCACAGTCATAGAGTTTCATTTTACCTCTATCAACACCAATAACGAATCTTTTGTTCATATTAGGGTCATTATAACGATTCTTTAACTGTTTTACCATTATTTGATTAAGTTTTTCGAGCTCTTCAGTAGAAATAAGTGCAAACATGAAATCAGCCGTAGCAGGAAGAGCAAAAGATTCTGATGTATCTTCCATTCCAATGTCGCTGTTTGAATACCCGCCTCTAGTTGTTTGTGTCGCAGAAACAATCGGTAGATTATTCTCAACTGCCAACCCTCGAAGTTCCTCTGCAATCGCTTTAATATAGAAGTAACTACCCACATTTGCATTTCCTTTAAATCTTGATGATGCACAGATATTTAAATAATCAACAAATATAATATCTGGCTTAAATGATTTCTTTAGTGCAAGTTCTTTAATCAATGCACGAAAATGACCAGCATGAGCAGATGCAGTTGGATATTCTTTAATAATCAATCTACCTTTAGTTTTAGATTGTATCTTTGTCAATCTATCTTCAAACATCTTTTTAGGTAATTGATGTAATTCATCCATTGTGACATTCATTAAGTTTGCATCAATTCTTTCTGCAATCTTTTCTTCAGCCATTTCTAATGTTATATATAAAACATTTTTACCTTGCATTAGAAGTGATGATGCAAAGTGACACATGAATAATGATTTACCAACACCTGTACCTGCAAGTGCAACATTTAATGTTTTTTGTGGTAAACCACCTTTAGTTATTTTGTTAAAATAATCTAAATCAAATTCTATCTTTTCTTCTTTCTTATGATAGAATTCAAATCTTCCTTCACCATCATCAACATAATCATGACCAATGTGTTGGTCAAACCCAACTGATAGTGCATCAGATAAAACATCTGGTATTGCATCTATTTGTTTTTGTTTATCTTTACCATCAATAATTTTGATAGATTCTAAAACTGCATTGTAAACAGCTTTCTCTTTACAAAACTTTTCTGTTGTTTCAACTAACCAATTTAAATCAACTTCTGCATCAGATAATGTTTCAACAACTTCTAAAACTTTTTTAAACTCATCATCATTTAAATCTTTTCTTTTATCAAGTTCAATTGATAATGCTTGTTTAGTTGGTCTGTTATTAAACTTTTCTACAAACTTTGAAATTTCTTCAAAAACAATTCTCTCTTGTCTATCAGAAAAATATTCTGATTTTAAAAATGGTAAAACTTTTCTTGTGTAGTTTTCATTATAAACTAAATTACTTAATGTCGTTCTCTCTATTGTCGGTGTTGACATATTCCATACTTCCTTCTTCAATTTGTTTGTCCATGATATCAACTAGGATATCCCCTATTAAATTAAAAAAATCTTCTTGCATATCTTCTTTTGATAAACCATTTGAATCTAATATATCCCATTCAAACTTTAATGGCATATTACCATTTTCATCTTCATCTGCAAATGATACTTTTCCATAACGATAAACAACACCTTGGTATTTACCTGCATCTTTTGTCAAGCCTATTCCTGTCCAAGTTTGTTTTTCATTTACAACATATGTGTACTTACTACTAATATCAGACATAATGTAAATAACTTCCTATAATATATTTTGGTTCTTTGACTGGTTTGATTCCTGTATGAACATGTGTCCATAATGGTGGAAACATTAATAGTTTTCCAGTTACAGGTTGAACAGACATTCTGTAATTTGGAAAGTATGTATGTCCATGTTCATTGTCAGATAGATAAACAAAGAAAACTAAAAATCTTCTTGCACTTTCATAATCACCTACATCAACATGATAATCAAACATATCTTTATTGTTAGGTAAATATCTTTTCATACGAAACATTTCAAATGCAAACTTCTCTGGAAATACTTTATATGAAAGCAAATCGCAATCTTTTGAATATGTTTCTATATATGAAAAAAATACTTTCTGAAGCTTGTCACAATACTTTTTCCAATTATCATGTTGTTGTAATGTGATTTGTTTAAATGACATTTGTTCTTCAAAAACAACATTTTCTTGTTGTTTTGGATTGTTTTCAAATTGTTCTATTAACTCTTTACATAAAGATGTTTCGATAACATTATCATAAACTCTTATATATGAATCACTCAACTTCTACAGCCTCTAATTTGTTACCATACTTGAATTCTTTTTTACAAGCATCTTCTAATTGATTCATAATATCTTCTGTAAAATACTTTTCAGGTTCTTTGTTGATTTGTTTACCAAATGCTTTACTACCATCAGGTAATTCATATCTTGTTGATACTTTCTTTATGATGTTATACTTTTCTGCCAAGTCAAGTAAACCATAGTATCTATCTAAACCTTTATCATATGATAATCTAACATCTACCATTTTGTTTTCTATTGTCAATCTAGATTTATGATTCTTACAATGAACAATATTACCTACAACTTCTGTACCATCTTTCTCTTTTCTTTTTGAAAGATAAACAATAGATGAAGCCGCATACTTTAATCCTGAACCACCACCCATCTCTTTTGTGGGAAACATTGAACCTACGACATCATAGGTATGATTTGTGATTACCATTGGTAATTTAGCTCTACCTAATTTTAGAGTGATAACTCTAAATGCGGCTTTCAAAACTTGTGCTCTTGTCATATCTCTAGTTTCTTTACCTTCACTAGTATCTTCAACTTCTTTTGTAGTAGATAACATACCCAACGAATCAAGACATAACATCATTTTCTTTCTATCTGATTCAGGTGTTTCAAGATACTTATTCAAAACTCGAAGTGTTTCTGTTCTAAATTCTTGAACAGTTGTCACAGGAAGAATAATCATTCTCTTTGGATCAATACCTCTGTCAATAACCATTTGTTTTGTTATTGCACTTTCTGATTCAAAATATAAAACACCTGCATCAGGGTTTGAATCAAGAAAGTTTTTTACCATACCCATCAAGAAAAAAGTTTTACCTGTTGCAGATTCACCTGCAAGTGCAGTTATTTTATTTGAAGGTAATCCACCATGAATACTTCCAGATAATAAACCATTTAATACATAAGAACCTGTATCAATAAAACTATCTACATCACCACCTTCAACACCATCTTCTACAATTGAAGCATATTCATTACCTGAAGCCTTCAACATATCTTTTAAAAAATTGCTCATAAGTCACCTTCTTTTCTATTATTAGAATTGAACTCACTAAAACCACCTGGGTATCTATCTTCTAATTTGTTAATATTCATTTCTATGATATCTTCTAAATCTGTATCAAGTGCAATACAAGCTTGACAAACATACCAAAGTATATCACCTAATTCTCTTTTCAAATGAAACTTTGTTTCTTCTTCAATTGGTTTACCTTGAAATACTATCTTCTTAATAATCTCTGCGAATTCACCTGATTCTGATGACAAACCCATTGCGGCTGTAATAATTCTTTCTGGTGGTAATCTATGTTCACGAATTAAGTCAACAGTATCTTTGAAATATCTTGTGTCTTTACTTTGTTGACTGGTTGTAAAATCTACAAAATCTTGATACTTTTTTAAGTATGCGTTTTTCATCATTATATATCCTCCTATTTAACTGCTAGAATACCAACGAACATAAAGTTTCGCCAGAA